CATGTCATCCTTGGATTCCGATTATTGTTCCCGTTTTGGTAATTTTACATTATTTTTAGTGAAATGTCAACGCATTGCGGCTAAAAAACAAAATAGTAGTTGCAAGACATTGGAAATGAATGAAATGTTTTCGTTTTGAGCGTGTTCCGGAGTGGCGATATTTTATTAAGCAGAGTTTATTTAATCTCCGGCGTGAGCGCGTGCGCGTGCGGAGCGCGCGTAAGGTGGAATAGTTGGTTGACGGTCTCGCCTGTTGTAAACGCAACAGCGAGGCGAGATGATTCCTTCAACCGTCCGGGCCGGATCGACTATCGATTTTACGATTGACTCCGAGACCTATTCGGCTCCGGAGTGGGCGCTCCGCTTCGACCTTGTGGCGCCTGGCAAATTGATAACGTGGCAATCCACAGCCGACGGATCGTCCCACCGCGTATTGATTCCGGCCGCGTCGACGGCGGCTTACACGGCGGCGGGCTACACGTACGCGGCTTATTTCGTGAGCGGATCGGGAGCAGACCTCCGCCGATACGACTACACGCAGGGACGAATCCAAGTCCTCCCGGATTACTCCGCGGCTTCCACCGGGTACGACGGTCGAACCGAGACGCGGAAGATCGTTGAGGCGCTGCGCGCGGCCTTGGCGTCGGACGTGACCACTCTGATTTATTCGAGCAAGAGCCTCGGCGACATGAGCCTCTCCACCCGCGCGGACATCGAGACGGCTTTGATGTTCTGGGAGGGGAAGCTCCGCGAGGAGGAGTTGTTGGAGAAGGTCGGGACTTCCGGCGGACGATTCCCCGGTCGTGCTATGTACGTGGATTTCACACGCAGGAGCTATTGATGCGGATATTCGGATTCGACATTTCCAAGGCCAGCGTCTCCGAGGCTCCGCCAGTTCCAGAGCAGAGACCTCGGATCAAGATGCGCCAATTCGACGGGGCATCCATCGGACGATTGTCCGACTATCCGCGCGCGACGGCGAACATCAACGACGACTCGCGCTTCGCCTTGCGGACGTTGAAGCTGCGGAGCCGTGAACTCTCCAAGAACAACAACCTTTTCCGCAAGTATCTGTCGATGCGGGAGAGGAACATCGTCGGGCCGAAGGGCGTGATGATTCAAAACCGCGCCCGCCTTCCGGACGGAATGATGGACGACCGGATCAACGACGCCGTGGAGTCCGCATGGGCGGCTTGGGGCGGGTTCGGCTGCGAGATGTCGAACCGCCTCGCGTGGAACGACGTGCTGCGTCTGGCCGTGCGCACAATGGCCGTGGACGGCGAGTTCTTCGCGTTCTTGGAGCGCGGGCCTCACGCCGGGCGGCATGGATTCGCGCTGCGGATCGTCGATTCCATCGCCTGCGATCCGGAATACAACGTGGATTCGTTCACTCCGGGCACGCGAATCATCCAAGGCGTGGAGGTGGACGACTTCTACCGCCCCATCGCCTATCACTTCACGGCCCGGCGCTATGAATCCACGATGCGCGGGGCGGCGAATTTGACGCGGCTACGCGTCCCAGCCGAGGATGTAATTCATTTGTTCCGTCAGGAGTTCGTGGAGCAGACGCGCGGGATTCCTCCGGCGCAGTCCGCCATGGGGCCGATGAACATGCTGAAAGGCTATTCCGAGGCGGAGCTCGCGGCGGCGCGCGCCGGAGCGTGCAAAATGGGTTTCTACACGTCCAAGGACGGGAGCCTTCAAAGCGTCGCAAACGGGATCGACGAGGAGGGGAATTTCATCTTCGACGCTGAGCCAGGAAAGTTCGAGGTTCTCCCGTCCGGCTACGATTTCAAAGAGTATTCCCCCCAGCATCCGAACGGCAACTACTCCGGGTTCACTCTCGCCATGACGCGCGAGATCGCCGGAGGCTTGGACGTGAGTTACAACTCCCTCGCGTCGGATTTGACGAGCGTGAATTATTCGTCCATGAGGTCTGGGAGCTTGGAGGAGCGGGACGCGTGGATGACGGAGCAGAGCATCCTAATCAGCCAATTCGTGGAGCCTGTATTCCGGGCATGGTTCAGGTCTTGGTCGTCGTCCGCGGAGTCTCCGGCCTCCGCCGTCGTGCTTGCCTCGGCCTACGCTCCGGCGTTCTATCCGCGCCGCTGGCCTTGGGTCGATCCGAGGGCGGACGCTGACGCGAACGTCACGCTCATGGCGAACAACATGAAGTCGCCTTTCGACGTGGCGGCGGAGATGGGGAACGACTTGGACGACCTGTATTCCTCCATCAAAAAGGCGAAGGATTTGGCGGACAAGTACGAGATTACAGCGCCTGGGAAAGATAGCGCGAAACCAAAGACACCCGCTACACCGGACGAGGAGGAAGACTCCGAAGACGAAAAGGACGTTGAGGAGGAAGGATCAGTCCCTTTACCATAGGCCCGTCCGACAGGGCCGAATTGGACGGGCTTGATGAGAGAGGCAATGGCGGAAATTACGGCCACGACGGAAGGCCGGGACAGGTTGGAGGCAGTGCTCCTAGATCGTCAGTTGTATGCAATAAACAAGCTGAAAACTTTCCAGAAGCATCTATACATGCAAAAAAGTTAGCTGGAAAGCCAATAGAAAACAATATTTACACGGTAGAGGTATTAAAAAAGTAAAGACCCGCCGGAAATGTGTTGCCTCGTGTCCCTTTCGAGCCGACGTCAACACCACACGCGAGTCTTCATTGCTATCATAGTCCGTAAACCGTGAAAAGTCAAGAGGCGTTTTAATGGTTCCTAAGATTGTCCATCACGTCGTTAAGGCACTGGCGCGCCGCTCCAATCTCGCCGTCATTGAAATGACTCACGGCCTTTTCAACGGATTTCTGAATGGAGGAGAACGCAGGCTCCGATACGCTGCCGCGGCTGAAGGAAATGATGCCATGGGCGTGGTCTTTAAAGGATTCCGTGCTCATGTGGATGTTTCTGGCAGCGCGACTGGCCGCCTTGTACGCCATGTTCACTCGGACACGCCTCTCTTCCGGCGTGTATTCGGACTTGGCTGCGTCTGCTCGGCGCTCTGCCTTGTCGCAATCGGCTTGAATACGCAAGCGGTCGCGGAAGAACAGCCAGGAAGCAACTCCGGAAATAACCAAGCCGTATACGATTCCAGTGTGGAAGTCGCTGGAACTCCAGTCGCTGGGCTTGAACCATTCGAGGAGTTTAATGGCAATGTCAAGCATTCGCCTCCTCGGAGGAGCGGGATTTCATTTATGCTGGGGTTCGTCTTAGCTTGCGCCGTGAATATATGCCTGTTCTCAATTTGGTTCAAACATAGGCGGGAAAGAGCTTGAATGTGGAATGTTTGGTTGACGGATTTGGTTATTGCGATGGAATGAAACTACAAAAACCGGAGAAGAGTACATGGCGAATGCGACTGTGAGTGTGAATATATCCGTGGGCGGAGCTGGTGTTTCCCACTCCTATCAAATCACGGACGAGACGTTGATCAACGAATCCATCGTCTGCCCCGCCGCGCAGGCCGGAACGCTTTCGACGCGCACGGACGACGACGAGGGAGTCGCCACGCTGGCGGCGGATCACGCGATCACGACCGGGATGATTGTGGATTTGGTTTGGGCCGGAGGGTTCGCCCGCGGGGCCGTGGTCGGAACCGTGTCCGGGACTTCCGTTCCGTTCTCCGGAGCGTCCGGGGATTTGCTTCCGGCATCGTCCACCGCGATCAAGCTCTGTCCCGTCGTTCAAATGCCTGTCAGCTTCGATCCGGACGTGACCGCGTTGCAGACGTTCAAGCTCTCCGGCGGCGGTCAGGTCGCCTTCCGCACGGCCTCCGCCGAGGTGTACGCGTTCGAGTCCGCCGCGTCTTCGATGTTCTGGCATTGGGACAACACTCAAATCGCCTCGAATCCTCTCGGCTCCGCGGCCATCGCGGAGGTCAGGGCCAGCACGTCGAACACCGCCGGAACGGCGTTCGTGATGAACGTAATCAGCTCGGTTCAATAAGGAGTACTTGAAATGTCGAAACTCAGGACAATGGACGTTTTGCTGGAGCGCGGGGCGGTCGATCCTGCGCAGAACACCATCGAGATGTCCTTCTCTTCCAATGTTCCTATCGAGCGGTACGGCGAGTTCGAGATTCTTGAGCACGGCGTGGACAATGTTGACATGTCGAGGCTCATGGCCAAGGCTCCGCTCCTGCTCGGGCATAACTGGAACGACCAAATCGGAGTCGTCGAGAAATCGTGGGTGGACGAGTCCGCGAAGAAATGCCGCGCCGTGGTCAGATTCTCCAAGTCAGCCAGGGCTCAGGAGATTTTCCAAGACGTGTGCGACGGCATCC